CGCGTATCCAGTCGTACGCAAATTGGAGGGAGTTCGCTCCGAACCATGTCAGCTACGCTGCTTTCGTTAGCACGTGGATTGGCAGAGCCAAGAAGGCAGGCGCAACTCTCACGCTTAAACCGCGGGAGCTTGTGCCGATTCCAGGCAAGTTCACACGCGTGCGTGCACGCGGTGAGCGCTCCTACACCTTCCTTGCAGGCCTCGAGCGCGCCAGCGCAATTTCTGACGTTTGCGAGAGGTATTACAGCAAGAAGGGCCGTAGGGAGTTCAAGCTACGCCGCAAAGAGCGGCAGAGCCAGAGCAGGCAGATGCGCCTAGCTCTGAGGCACTTCTCCAAGCCGTCGAGGCACAACCCGCGACCGTCCGCAGTCATCTTCGAGAGGAGGCCCGATGTGAAGACTTACACGAACCCACAGGGCAACCACAAAGACTGGCTCATGAAGTGGGCGCAGGAGACCGATGTGTCGGCGGTGAACCTGCAGTCTGAGGAGCCCCGGAACAACCGGGAGGCTCGTGAGCTGCTTCAGCGCGCCGCAGCCGCCTTGCGTGAGCGGCGTGCCCTGCTTTCGGTGCCCAAAGAGCGCCGACTCAAATCCCACAAGAACCCGCTTCTTCGGCACCCAGTGCTGCAGGGGGATGAGGAATGTGATCTTCAAGCAGGCCTTCTATCCGCACTTAAGCCAGCGCTAACAGTGACCAACGCCGCCAAGGCCGCACTTACTGTGTCAGTTGGCTGGACGTGCCGCTCCATAGCCAGACTTGCCAATGGGCTGCACAGGGACACTCATGTGGTTATGACCGATGCACGATCAATGCTCAAAGAAATGGAGCAAACCATCAAGAAGTGGTGTGGAGAACTTTATCTACCCATTTTGTTTACAGTGAGCGGGTTTCTTTTCAGCAAGGCTGGGTCTGGTTTTGGGGGCATACTGATTCGCACTGCAATAGTGGCCTTCCTTGCCCGGCACACTCATTTGTGGGACCTTGTGAAGTACTACTTCACTTTTAAGCCAGAGAACTCCTTCCGGGTGCAGTTGCAGTCGTTTGATTATGGCTGCATCGGCAAGATCTTCACGGCGTGCACAGTTGGTGTGCTTTGCCGAGGGGGGCTTAACCGCCGTACACTTGATGGATTGGGCAAGACCTTGTCCAATTTGCCTCGCATTGCTGAGGGGTGGGCGCACTTGTCTGAGTGGCTTGTTCAGGCCACAGAAGCAGTTGTGAACTTTGTCATGCGCCGTGGCGAGGAAGACAAGATCCATTTCTCAGACAAGCTCAGCTCCAAAGACCCAGCTGTGAAAGAATGGACTGACCAGGCGTATGAGCTGCTGAAGTTCCTGCAAAGCGCAGGTGCTGATGCTAGCGCACAAAAATATGCCGTGCAGCTCCACAGGTGGAACATCAAGGGCTTGGAGCTCATTCAGCAGTATCCGGAGGACAGTGTGAGCGCACGTGTAATCAACAATGTACGCCTCACCGTGTCCAATGCACTCCAGCCATATATGGCCCAGGTGCACTCCACTCTTGGCACCCGCCAGGAGCCGGTCATGGTGGTTTTCCGAGGAGCTGCTGGAGTTGGGAAAACATTCTTGCTTGACTACTTAGTTCCAGCCATGATGTGCCACGCAGACCCTTCGCTTGAAGGTCGTGACCAGAAGTTTTGGCGCACAAACATGTGGTGCAAGCCCAAGGACTCCCCCTATTGGGAGGGGTACACGGGCCAGGACGTTCTGATCCACGATGAGATATTCCAGAGCGACCCAAGCAAAACGGCCCCTGGTGAAAACGATTACATCAACATCATCAATCAGATCAATGTCTTTTGTCTCAATCTGAATATGGCCACGCTGCAGTCGAAGGGTCTTTACTGCTTTAATTCCCGACTTGTCATCGGGACCACCAACATTGCAAGCATTCACAGCCAGGCAAGCCAGTGTATCGCTGAGGTGTCGGCGGTGTACCGTCGCTTACACCACACGTATGAATTACAGTGGGTTGGTGGCAACACCAAACGCATGGATGTTGCTCTCGTCAAGAAGTACTTCGACGAACACGGTGAGTTCCCTTGGCATTTTTGGCGGGCGCAGCGCTGGGATTGGGAGAACTCCCGTGAGGTCGGTGAACCAGTTCCCCTACTTGATGTCATCAAGGAGGTGGGGGACTCGTTGGCTCAACGTACTACCAATTTCAGTGGCGCTATGGACATGCATCGCAAGTTCCTGGAGAAATTGACAACATCCAGTGTGCCCGACAGCACCGTCTCTCTTCAGGGGTGGAAGTCCATGGCCGCTGGAGCTCTCACTGGCGGCGCCTTCGTCCGCTTGCAGGACCGCAACGCCACCCGCGAGCGGCTGCGCACCGTTGCGAAGGCAGTTGATTGGGCGGACTTGCTGCCGGTCAGGGACCGATTTGAGGACTTTATGTGCACCAGAGCTGAAACCGACTTCGTGAAAGCGAAGGCAAGTGTTCTTAGCGCACTCGAGGAGGAAGCCCGGGACGCACAACAGTTCTACCGCAACTACCTAAAGATTTCCACAGGGTTGTTACTGGCTGCTGGAGGCGTGGCCATGGGTCTCAAGATCATTGGAGCTATGATGCCGAAAGAAGTCGATGCCCAGACTGGCAAGGCTGGCGAGCCTGTGCAGCTTGCTAGACCAAAGGGCAAAAAACAACAGACGGTGCTCATGCAGTCCGCCGCTTTCCCCGACAAGGTTGCCAACAACACATACAAGCTCACCATTATTAACAAGGATACAGTCGTCAATGTGGGTCATTGCTTGTTCGTGCGGGAGTGTCAAGCAGTCATGAACTATCACTTCCGAGCCACCATAGAAGAAGCACTACGGCGCGGGAATGTCTCCATCACGGACACCTTCCGGCTTGAACAGCTCACAACGAGCTCTGATGCCCGTGTGCAGCTCGACTTGGATGTAGGCACTTTCTTGAGCTGCCCATTTGAGCGAGACCCCAGCACTGACGTGATGGTGGTGCGCTTTGAACACCGCGCGCGCAAGGGTAGGCCAGCCATGTTCCGCAATCATGTGGACATCACAAAGAACTTCATCAATGAGGGTGACATCCAAAGTATATGCGGAAAACCTGTGTCGCTTAATATCTATGAGCGCACTTCTGCAGGACCCATGAACCGCCGCGTCAACTTGTACAGCAGTTGCTCGTACACTGACAAGGCTTATCCAACCAAGTTCGACTCGGTGCGACTCAAGCGGCTCTTCCGGTACGTAAATGCTGGCACAGACTACGGAGATTGCGGTGCACCTCTATGCATCACCGATGCGAGACACTACTCTGGCCGCTCCATCATGGGCTTCCACGCAGGAGTGCTCCCCAGCGGTGAGGGTGTCTCCGTTTGCTTGACACAAGATATCGTGCGCGACCTGTGCAAGGCATTCGATCACTGCATGGTGAATGACAAGTCCCTGGAAGACTTTGCTGCGCATGTCAAAGACGTCACAGGCTCTGCGACGTTGCATACCTTTGACGCTGAAGCCCCCTGGCCACTTGGACAAGATGCCATGGGGTTCACAGCCATTGGATCAGTGCCACGTGAGATTGCAGCCAACATCTCACCTAACTCCAAACTCAAACTAACACAGGTGGGCATCGACCAGCCCTTTGGTGACCCCAAGCTAAAACCCGCGCGTCTGCGTGGATTTATGAACGGGTCCACACGTGTTGAGCCAATGCTACGAGCTGTCGGGCGGTACCAATTGCCACTACGCGTGAACGTGCGGCCCATGTTGGACCGCTCCATGAGTATTGCTATGAGCAAGCTCAACGCCAGCACGGCGGATTGCACTCGCAAGACGCTCAGCTTTGAGGAAGCTGTGTTGGGTACGCCCGGTTTTAAGAGCATGCCACGCAAAACATCCGCTGGATATCCGTACACTTTGCGCAAACAAAAAGGGAAAATGGAGATTTTCGGGTCGGGGGAAGATTACGACCTCGAGACTCCGGAGGCTCAGAAGCTCAAGGCACGTGTGGGCCGCGTCGTGGCCGAAGCCAAGAACAACACCAGGCTGTGCCACATCTTCACGGATGCACTAAAGGATGAGCTGAGGGCAGAATCCAAGGTGGAAAACGGTGAAACCCGCTTACTGAGCTGTGCTCCCGTTGACCTCACGATTGCTACGCGCATGTATTTTGGTTCCTTCATGAACGCCTTCATGCACGCCCCCATTCACACCGGCTTCACACCCGGTATGAATCCGTTTACGGAATGGGGTGAGCTATATCACCAGCTATCGAGTAAGTCGGAAGATGTTTTCGATGGTGATTTCAAGGCCCTTGACGCTACTGAATGCAGAGACGTACTGTTGCTCATCCGCGACGCCATCGAAGACTGGTATCGCCTAGGTGAGAACTGGAGCGAGGAGGATGCCACTGTGCGTCGCATACTTTTTATGGAACTCACCGATTCCAAGCACATCGGTGGCCCCGGTCTCATGCAGAACTTTCTCTATGAGTGGCACCAGTCCATGCCCAGCGGGCATCCTCTCACTACAGTGGTGAACTCTATCTACTGCATGCTGGTGATAGTGCACACTTACGTGCGCCGTGCCAAGGCCGCCGGGCTTGACCCGGCCCATTTTCACGACTACGTTTACGCAGCCGTATACGGGGACGACCACGTGGTTAATGCGGAGCCTGTGGCACAACCTGTGCTCAATCAAGTCACTATTGCTGAGACTGCCAAGGACGACTTCAGTGGCATGGTGTACACTGCGGGGGACAAAGCATCGGACCTCACGACCAGTTACACCAAGCTTGAAGCCATCCGATTCCTGCAGCGAGGCTTCAATTCGGAGGAGCCTTTCTTGTGCCCAGCCAGCTACAAGAGCTTCCTCTACATGAATTACTACTGTGCCAACAGCAAGATTGAGCACATCATCTTACGCAACAACTGGGAGCGGTTTTTGCTTGAGCTCAGCATGCACACCAACGCCGTTTGGCTGGAGTTTGCACCTGTGGCCTTTGAGTATTACCGCCGCAGTTGTGCTAGATTCCCCAGCTCTGAGAGGGAGTCGCTTCTTCTAGTTCAGAGCATGGACCAGGCACAGTGGCGGGCAATTGTCCTGACTATGGACAGCCCCTACTAGCTCCCCAAATCAACCTCACCACTCGGGGATCCCTTACTACTCAGCAGTGCAGAGAAGGGTGGGGCTTCACATTCGGTTGAAGAGCCGGTGTGATGTAATATATCTTCGCTAACACCAATGTAAACATCACCACGTCGTCGGAAATACGTGATTTTAAAACCGACACCTGCCTCACCTCCGGCACATCCACAGGGGATGTGCCGATAACCACAGGCGTGACAACTATGCTGCAAGAGACTTGTGTCGTTAAAGAGATTGGCACTTCCCTCGAGAAGAGGGGTGCGATCTCAGATGGAGACATTCAAAACCTCACACAGTATTTTTCACGCCCGAGATACATTGAAAACCTCACCTTTCCCACAGCGCGTAACTATATGTTCGGCAAAACTGTCAATATGGGAACTATTTTGCAAACCTGGTTTCCTGATGCCAGGAAGCGACTTATCGGAGTGTATGGAATGAGATTTACAATGGTGTTCCATTTACAGGTGGCCTCTACACCCTTTCATATGGGGTTGGCCTGCTTGAACTTTCAATATGGTGCCTTTGACAAGTCCGTGACTTGGAAACGCGGCAGTGAAACTTTTTCATCTACTAACATTCCACATGTGCGCTTGGACTTGGCCACGCAAACAATGGCGTGCCTTAAGGTGCCTTTTTTGTCGCAGGCTGAATTTTTTCCAGTTTCTCAGGATTCCCCAACTATTGGTTTCCTCAGTGTAAGTAACCTTACGCAGGCGAATCTGGGCACCGGTTTAACAGCACCGACGATGAAACTCATGGTGCACTTGGAGGACCTTGAGTTTTTTGGCGCCACCCCACAGGCTGTTGATGTGGTCACGCTCCAATCAGCCATGAACAAAGAGTTTTTTAATGAGGCGTACCCTATGAGCTCCGCTGTGGGCGCTGCTAGCGCTTCCGTCGGCTTCATTGGGAAAGCGGTTCCTAGTTTATCCTTCGTGGCTGGCAAAGCCAGTTGGGCCATGGGTGTGGCCGCGGGCGTACTTCGCTACTTTGGCTTTTCCAAGCCATTGGTGCAAGAGCCCACTATGCGCATGATTCCCATGCAAAACGTGTGTGAGAACAACACAGACGTGGCGACTAGTGCCATCATGTTGGGTCCCATGGCTAGTAACCGCTGTGTCATTGACAATACTGTCGGGGGCAGTGACGTGGACCAGATGAGTCTGGCCTACGTTTTGGCACAGCCGTGTCAAATCGCCACCTTCAACATTGACAACACAGACGCTGCTGGCACTTTGCTCTTTGGCAATTTAGTTAGCCCTAGTGCTATGAACTTCCGTGTTGGCAAATTTACTCATGCGGTGCCCTATTACACTGATCAAACACACAACTGTGTTATGCCCAGCGGCTTGAGCTATTTCGGTGCTATGTTCCGGTTGTGGCGCGGTAGCATCACTTATCGTTTCACCTTTGTTAAAACCCCTTATCATGGGGGCAGAGTACTGATAACTTTTGTCCCACAAGTGCTCGGGGTCTCCACGGAATCTGCCACCATTGAAATTCCAGAACGCGGGTCCGGCCCGCCGCAACCTTTTGGTGTCTCTGCGATAGTGGACCTCAAAGACAAGAATGTGGTTGATTTCAAGGTGCCTTTTGCTGGACCTTTCCCCTATCTTCCTTATATGGTTGCCACAGGCTCGTTGAGCGTTTCCGTGGTGGACCCTTTAATTTTCCCTTCTACAGTCGCCAATAGTATTGGCGTACTCGTTGAGGTCTTCTCCGATGATATGCAATTTGCTACGCCATGTGGACCTCGCTTTGCTCCTATGACTTCCGGCGGCACTGTCTCTCTGCAGAGTGGCTTGAGCAATGCCTTTGGGGATGCCATCGATGAGGTGACCATTGGCGAGCGTATGACCTCACTCAAGCAACTTATTCAGCTGCCAAAGTGGACGATGATACCAGCCTTGGTAGCAGGCCAACCGGCTACTATTCTACCATGGTATTACCAACCCACACAGTTTGCAAGTGTTCCACCTAAGAGGCCTTATCCTGAGAGTTTTGGCTATCCTGGCTGTATAGCTTGTTGCTATAGTTTTGTTAGGGGTAGTACAGACATCCATATTTATGCTCCGGACAGTGGCAAGTATCTTACCGTGGAGGTGTCGCCGGGGGATTGGAACCAAAGGCCACTGACAGCTGAGACTGCAGGCACTTGGTTAGAAGTGCCACCTAGTTCAGCCAACCGCGTGCTGAGCTCCGCACCTAATGCCATTCATGTGCGCCTGCCCAATCATGGACAAACTAGCAGATTTGACCCGGGGGTTTTGAACGCTTGCTTGTCTACTGCATGGTACCTGCGTGACAGGGGTTCTGGCCCTAGCACTGCCACTCGTGATCCTAACGTTTCAAACTACAGCTCATACTATACTATGCCGCCTATTTCATACGCACGCATGGTTTATCGAGCTCCAGATGAATCCGTCACTGCCACTACAAACGTAGTGGTGTCACGCTCGGCTGGCGACGATGCGTATGCAAGTATGTATATCGGTCCGCCCATGGTGCTAGTGCCACTTCAAGAAGAGACCGTTTATGACCCCGACTGGCCGAAGCGTGTTGTCAACCCCGTCCGCAGCGTGCAGCAAGCTCCGAGAGCTACTGCTGACATTCTTACCGTGGAAAAGGGACCCGCCCTCGAACCTACACCCCAGCCCTTTCCAGGGCCACACACCAGTCTTATCGCAACGCGACCGCCTAGTAGTGGTGGACGACCTTCCACTCCTATGCGTCGCAGCGTTGACCAAACTTAATTTAGATAGTCACAGATCTAATGAACAAGTATATTACACAAACCGTAACGGTTTACTCATGAGAGTTAGTGCTCATGAGGCCAACCGGCAACAAACGAAGACCGCTCCGGGAGCAACCCTTCGTGGGCCAGGCTGTGACACAAAACTTTCTGGGTAAAATCAAAGAACGCTAGGTGCGCATCATAATGCACGCCCAACTGGCTTGCTGAAACAAGTTAATTGTGCGTGTGTGTTTCTTGTGCGCCGTTCTTTCTGGTGCCTAAGCAGTGACCCTGCTTTGGTGCGTTTTTTCCG